GGGATCTGTTTCAGTATCTACGTCTCTGAAGTAAATCTTTTTATTTCCATTTGTCTGAGAGTAGGCTACCGTCAGGGACCCAGCCATGATTCTTCCATAGCCCACGGGCACGGGGCCGCCTGGGTTATAGGTGTTAATTGGTCCCCCAAATAAATAGGACTCCCTTTTGTTTACTTGTTGTATTTCTCTAAAGTCTTCAAAATCTGGAGGCTCCGCAAGTAGATTGGCCATTCCAGATAATATAGCAAACAAACCAAGCTGGGTTAGGAACGGGTTGCCGTACATAAACCCCGCACCCAACGCCAAGGCTCCGCCAACAACCATAGCTATGTCCTTGGCGTCGTCGCCAGCACCCTCTAAAACGGGGACAATATCAATGCTTTCCATCTTTTTTTTCATAACCAACTCCGAGTCTGCTACGTCTTCTATCCCCTCTATGTTTCTGGAAAGAAAATTTTTGCCGTCAACTAATAGTTTGTATTTTACATTTTGTTTTTCGTTTTCCATGACGGCTGAAGAAAGCTTCCTATTAGACATGATGTCTACGGCATGCATAGCTTCAGCAACCGACTCTACTTCCAGCTCCCACTCGTTTCGCTCTAGTTTTTCCCCTAGTTCTCCGTGAAATTTAATTTTAGTTAAGCTCATTGTGTCTAATGATGTAGTTTGTTAATTTTTTATGTTTACTTGTATACTCTTCAATTCTTGAATAGTTTTTTTCTGGTTGGTGCAGTATTAATCCGTCGCCTAAGTATAGAGCTATATGATGAGATGGGGTGTCCTCCTTCTTCCTAAAGAGAATACAGTCATACTTGTTTAGGGCCTCGACTTTTTTAAAGCCTCCTTCTTCTATGTTTTTGTCAAACAATTCTTCTAGATAAGAGGAGTAGTTTTCATCTCTGTGGTATTCATTAAGAAATATTCCAAGTTCAAATTCATAAAAATCTTTAATTAGCGCAAAACAATCCGTCTTGCCTATCTCAAAATGTCTCCCTATATATTTATTGAAATTTGAAAAAGACGGGTCGAATTGCGTAAACGAGTTATCTTTTAAAGAGTACAATATGTATATCAAATTATGATTGATGCTGTTTGATTTATCGTACTCGGAAAACTTAGCTTCCGTAACTGGGTGAGAATGATAAACCGCCTTTATTTCTCCCGCGTGAGAAGCTTTGACATAATCTTCTGCGGAAATTTTAAACCTTTTATTTTTCTTTAGAGAAGAGTTTTTGGCTTCAAATATAAAGTCATCAACAATAAACCCGCAGCACTCCTCGGGAGCTTGGGCTCTTGCGTGCTTTTTGATTTTGGCTTTTATGTTTTTAGTTAAATTTATGACGTACCTCCCCTTCTGGATGTCGGAAAAGCCCCAATGGGTAGCGCACTTGGGGTTAAGTCTGGGATTTCTGGGTTCTTTACCCACCTCAAGGAACACCCCCATAATTCTTTCGAGCATTCATCAGCGACCCAATAGGTGCCGTTAGGCGGGGGCCGGTCTGTATTTTTAAGGTCAGTCCCGCTACCCAGCCTAGAAACGAAATAATAACTTACCCCCTTTAATTCTACCCTTACATACTGCCCTGTTTGATAAGAGATATCTTTGTCCCATAGAGCCCCTGGCGTATAAGTCCCCCCCACGTTTGAGTGCGGGGAATGTTTTAGACTGGTGCCTATAACATCTGAGAGTTTTTCGTTTTTGAATGTTGCCACGGGGGGGGCAATTCCGCCGTGGGGGACCTTGCAGCCGTTGTCTTGGTTGTAGTGAACTTCTCCGTAATCAGTTTTTTTGGTTGCTGTATATTCGTAGCAGCATCCTTCGCCCCTATACGCCCAAATGCAGGTCTGCTCTGTGACTATCCGTCCTGGTAGTTTTAAGTTCTGTAAATCAAACGGGCTGGCCAGCTCAAGTTCTATTGTACTTTTGTTTTCTCCTGATTTCCTATCTATAAAATAAATGTCTTGAGGAAAATACGCATTGGGGTCTGGGTCAAAGCCCTCCGGAGGGGGCAGGGTATTTGACTTCAGTTTTTGAGTGGCTGTTCCATAATTGTCGTAGAAGTTGGCTCCGTCTATATATCTGACAAAAGTTCTCGTTCTTGTTACTTTCGCTCCTGTCATGCTATCTAAATCCCTAATTGCATACTTAATGTATTTTATTCTGTCTTTCGTTTCTTCGTCCAGTCCATCAGGGTTAATGGTCATAGTAAGCCTCGGAGCGGGAGGTGTGCCCTTGGCGGTGGTTTCAAAGCCACTAGTTTGAATTGGTGCTGGATAATATGTGTTCCCGTTCCATATGATACTGGTTTGAATTAATTTTAAATTATTATGAAATCTTAATGAGTTGCGAATTGGGTCCCCTAGTGTCGTGTTGACTTTTCGCTCTGACCTAGCTACTAAATCGCTAATGTCAATCTCGTAGAGCGACACTATGGCTGACGGCTCCAGCGCTGATGCCGCCGTAGCTATTTTCTTGGTTGAAACTTTTGCTGCTGGAGTATCCATGTTAGTCTACGACCTCTTCAAATGTACAGTCTATGCCGTAGTTGTTTTGAAAAGTCATTTTTACGTCCCAACTTCTGCATACGAATTTTTTTATTGAACCATATGGAGAGGGAGGGGTAAACGCGAAGGCTTCTTTAGCGCCTCGAGTGTTAAGAAAATGAGCAATTGCTGTCGCCTCTTTTTCGTCTCTTTGCTGGAAACTCAGGCTTAACTTTATTAAGTTGGCGCTAATATTTTGGGCCGTTCTTTGCTCATATCCGTCTCCGAACTGAATCACTTCTACCTTCGGCTCTGACTGAACAGCCGCCCCATAATCTGGGACCCAGAAAAAATGAGGAACCGTGGTGTTTGCTGAACCATAGGGTGTCCATCCGCCCCAATAAGCGTCACCCCCCGAAGCCTCTGGAGCTATCGCGTTAGTAGGGGTGTTCCCAAGGTTGTAGTAAAAACGCCCCAGCACAGAGTTTGAATTCCCCCCTGTGCCAGCTACTATGTCATTTTTAACGTAAGTGCTTCCGCCCGTGTCGTAATTAGCTATTTCATATATAGAAGCCATATTCCTTTTTCCTCTCTTTATTTTACACATATACAGGCAGAATATAAAATATTCTTGAGCTTTATCAGTGTAAATTATAAAATAGGAATAAGGGTTACGGATGGCAATTTATTACAATTATAATAATGTCTACTTCAAAATCAATGGGCAATCTCTATTGGTTGACTCTGCTGATTTTAGCGTAAATCCAGAGCTTTCGGAGAAAATGGAAGCTGATAAGAGGGGCGGATTTGACAGGGTGGCTGGCTCTGGACTCCAAACAAGCTTAAGTTTAAACTATTTTCTAGTCGGGGCCGACCCAATTAGGCCATTCTTGGGTAGTGAAAACCCAATTCCATTTGAGGCTGCTGGCCTGACGTTGCAGAAGGGCTACTTGACGAGCTACTCAATTAACGCTTCGCCTTTCGGGTCGGTAATGGTGTCTGTGACGATACAGTTTTTCGAAGATTTTGGTGGGTCGTTTTCTCCGGCTACGTTACCCGAGCAAGATAATAAATACCTTAAGTTTTCCGATATGTCCGTAACGCTTCAGGGGATTGATGCATCATCTAAAATTCAATCTTTAAATTATAGTTTATCTCAAAGCGTAGACCCCCAGTATAATGTTGAAGGCCTCGTTCCTAACGACGTAAGATTTGGTAAGAGAGCTTCCGCCCTAGAGATGGATACTTATAACTTCCAAGAGGCTCTACCATTTAACGGTAAGAACGTAGTGGTAGATTTTTCTATAGGCGATGAAGAGTATCAGGTTGGTGGAATCCTAGCAGCCAAGAGTATTAAATTTGCTTTTGGGCAAAAAATAAGCGCTAACTTAAGTATAGAAACGAGCTCTTACGGAAAAGCTCCATCACTGCACGCGTCCAACACTGGCGGGTCATTGAAGGCTGGAGACCTCTGGAATATATACGGAGACAACTTACTAGATACAACAACAATTTATTTTAACAACAATATAAAGGTTAACGAGTTTACGGTGCTGCCCACTAGCGGTAGTGACTTGCCTCTGGGTGATTCTTATATTAAAATCACAGTTCCTAGGTTTGCTAGGTCAGGACCTATAAGGGTAATTACGCCTCACGGTGAGGCGACACACGAACAAATAGCGGGAATGGCTCCTATAGACGCAAACATCAGCGCAGCTAATCAAATCTTTGTACCATAATGCCAACATATAGCGGAAATATAGGAGAGTTAATATCGTTTGACGTCGAGGGGGCGGGCGGTATCACTGGCGTATATTTTGGTGACGGCTTATCAAAGCTCATTCAACCGCAGTCAAACAATGTAGTCATCAACGCAAAAGTCCCGGACGATGCTACTTGGGGCTTTGTTACCTTCTATAAGGGAGACCACACAAATATTTACGGGGTAAACGGAACTGGGTATGAGGAAACGGGGGCCTTTGCTGACTTGAGCTCTAACGTGGTTGCCAGCGGCTTTGACGCGGGGTGCACTTCGGGCTCAGTAACCTACTCTAGGTTATATGACCCAACACAAGTTTGTAACCTAACGGTAACAGGGATTGGCCAGTATTTGGTTTCTGGAGAGCTGTATAATGCCTATGATAGCGGCTTGTGCGGCGATAATATTGATGGGTATATAAATAATGGGTACTCTACATCTTCTACGCAACTAAGCAATTTTTCGACTTTCGAAAATGACGATGGCGACTGGCTCGCTGTTGGCGTGGTTGAGGATACGGGCAACTTTGTTTACAAGAACGCTGACATCGACGTAACGTGTTCTTTGCCCCAGCAGGAAACAACCTCTTATAAATTTGTACCTATACCCTTGGTCACCTCGTTTGCCCCAGCAGAAGGAAGTCAGGGCGGATATTTAAACGTTCAGGGGTTGGCGTTTTTGGACGTGTCTAGCGTTGATATAAACAGCGTTAGCGTGCCCTTCCAAGTTCAAAGCAACACTCATATATCAGGAACTATTCCAGGTGGCGTTTTCAATCACAAAATAGAGTTGACGGGACCATCGGGCGTTAAGGCTCAGTCTTTGGACAGCTTTGTTTCCTTCTCGGCTCATGAACTCCCAGCAGGAACGAGAGCTATGTCCTTTGGGGAAGGCCAATCTGTCCGCAGGCTAAAAGGGGACGTGAACCCCGTAACTGTCTGGGGAGAAAATGTAGAAAACCTGACAAGTGGGTATCTAACTGACAAACAAAACAATAGAACAGACTTGTTAAGTGATAACGATTTTAGTTACGCTAATACACGCCTCAGTATACCAATCGACGATTTGGATGTCGGGCTTTATGGTATATACGCGTCAGGAGCTAATGGGTCCGCGAGTTTGGATGACGTCATATCAGTAGTAGACTCACCGGTTATTAGCCACGGCTACATAACCAAGTTAAATACTGGGTTAATAAATGAACCCGCCTTGTACGCCTCCTTGGCTAACGCGGAATCCGCCCAAGGAGGCAACACTTATCCATTTAGCCTTCCGTACAAGCCGGATAGAATGTGTTTGTCTTTTGATAATTATGGTCC